AAGAGAAAGGGTACAAATGAACATATACGGAGAATTCTTACGAATGGCTAAATCGCACGTAGCCGACATAACAGAATGTGAAGTATTGACAGATGAGATTCTAAAATCTGCTCGTACATTCATAGGAAATGCGATTAAGTGGGATAGCGGTGCTTATAGACCTGTAGCCGATGCTCTTCATAAAAGACTGCTTGATGAAATTTATAAAGCAGAATATGACAACGAGTATTACACAAGATACCAATGTCCAGATGCAACAAACTCTTACGAATACGGCAATGAAATTGCACATCGTGAGGCGGATAGATTAGCTAATGAGGTAGTTAGGGAGTTAAAAGGTAAAAGTATAGAACAGATTTACAACATATTGAAAGGGTATAGATAATGATGAAACTAATTTGGGTATTAAGAGCCGTAGCGTTCCTAATGATCATAGGGACGATAGGTTCTATAGAAATTAACAGGATTGATTTCTATACTGCAATCCTGCAAATCTTGCTCGGGTTCGTGTTACTAATATTAAGTAACTACTGGGCAAGAGAAATTCGGTTTTATTCAAGAAAAAAAGTCCGTTAATCGCCTTGGACAGCAAACGGACTTTTGGTAGAGACTCGGTTAAAGACTCTACCTGTATTTTACAAAATATAGGAGATAAAAACAATGAACAAAACAGTATTAATGACAGCAACAATCGCATCTTTAGCAGTAAACGTATTTGCAGCTGATAACAATTTCATCGGTGGCACAAATAACACAGTAACAAACAATGCAAAAAGCGTTGGTGTTGTAGGTTATCAAAACACAGTAGGCGGTAACAACGCTGTAGCATTCGGTGAAAACAATATTGCAGCTGGCACAAACTCTTTTGCCGGCGGTAATGATAGCAAAGCATTAGGCCGTGATAGTTTCGCTTACGGTGCACATGCGGAAGCTACTGTTGAATATACCGTAGCCATCGGCAGTCAAGCTCGGACTGCTGCATATAACACTATTGCTATCGGTAACGGTGCATACGCAAACGGCGAGTCAACAGTGGTATTAGGTAGAACTAATACCGTTAACGCTGAAAACGCGACGGTAGTCGGCTCTAATAATGGCGAAGTAAAAAGTGGGCAAGGCGCAGTAGTTGGTTATAGTAACCAAGTGCTTGATAATTCTAAAGAACAGCTAACCTTTGGCTCAAATAACAAAACTAAAAATCAAGGGGCAACTGTTGTAGGTTCTCATAGCCAAGCAGTAGCAGTAGATAGTTTGGCCCTCGGTAATAATACTGTAGCCGATGTGCAAAATTCTGTAGCGTTAGGTACCAACGCTACTACTGAAGAAGTTATTTCCACAGACCACATTTTCATCAATGGTGAAAAATATGATTTCGCCGGCGGTGTAGCTAACAGTACTGTATCTATCGGAGCAAATAATAAAGCTGGTAATGGTGGTGTTCAAAACTATAAGCGAACACTAACCAACGTGGCAGCAGGTAGAGTAGATGGTACATCTACTGACGCAATTAACGGCTCTCAACTAAATGCGGTGATTAACGCTCTTAAATTTACTACCGTTGCCGAAGGAACAAATACAACTGTTACACAATCAACAAATATTGATGGTGGTAAAGAGTTCGCGGTTCATGTGAATAAAGACCTGGTTAACATGAATTCCGTTCAATTTGGCACGGTTAATGATCCACAACATAACTATATTGGCAAAAATGGTAGCCATGTATTTAATGGAGAAATTAACTCCGATTATGGGGCTAATGGTTTCAAAGTAGAAAATACAGACAATTTAGACAATGCTCAATTCAATATGGATGGTATGACAGCTGATAGCAACGGCAGACACATTGAATTTGCAACTCAAAATATTACCGCTGGTAATCAACAAATTCACGATGTAGCGGATGGAGTTGCGGATGCTGATGCAGTTAACATGCGACAACTTAAAGCACAAAGTCAAGCAGGTTTAAATGAAATTAATACCACAAATCAACGTTTGAACAAACTAGGAGCTAGCTCTGCAGCATTGGCAGGCTTACATCCATTAGATTTTAATAAGGACGACAAAGCGTCCTACGCTATTAGCTATGGCCATTATAGAAGTAGCAACGCGGTCGCGTTAGGTGCGTTCTATCGTCCTAATGAAAGAACAATGTTTGGCATCGGTATGAGTTTAGGTGCTGAAAAGCAATTTACCGCAAACGTCGCTTTCAAAGTTGGTAAAGGTTCTGATTATGTTCAAGAAGCTAAGGATGCACAAAGCAGAATTAGTAAACTTGAAGCACTCGTAAATCAATTAGTTGAAGAAGTAAACGCGCAAAAAGGGATCTAAGGTGGAGCTATGGAAGTAAAAAAGCTAAATCTTACCATTGAATATACCGAAGGTCAATTATGCGGAGTAAAAGCGAATACAAATATTAAGGATGAAAATATTGTAATTGCTATGTTATCAGCAGGATGCATATGCATGGCCAGGAATCATTCTAAACATCCAATAGAATTCATCACGGCATTATCCATAGCTAATATGGAATTCGTAAATAAACCGCCTGTATATACAAATGTTAAAAAGGACTTATCCTAGGAGGACTTATGGATACAATCAAAATTAATTCATTCGAATTAGAAAACGTGAAACGCGTTAAGGCCGTTTCATATGAGCCAACAATAAATGGACTCACTGTAATCGGTGGCAAGAATGGACAGGGTAAAACCTCCATTCTTGACTCCATCGCCTGGGCACTTGGTGGTGCTAAGTTTGAACCATCAACGGCACAACGTGAAGGCAGTTATAATCCACCACGTTTAGAAGTAAAGCTATCCAATGGCTTAGTAGTAACTCGAACTGGTGCAAATAGCACGCTAAAAGTATTGGATCCGGAAGGTAAGAAGTCTGGCCAAAAGATTTTAGATTCCTTCATTGGTCAGCTTGCTTTGGACTTACCTAAGTTCATGGAGATGAGTGATAAAGAAAAGGCTCAAGAATTACTTCAATTATTGGGCGTAGAAGACGAGTTAAAGAAACTCGAGGGTGAATACCAAGAGGTCTACTCGAGACGTCATTCTATAGGGCAAATAGCCACTCAGAAAGACAAATATGCTAAAGAGTTGCCTGCCTATGATGATACACCTAATGAACTGGTGAGTGCTTCTGAGCTTATTCAACAACAACAAAGCATTTTGCTTAAAAATGAAGAAAATAAGCAAAAACGTAACCAAGTATTGGCTATCCAAACTGAAATGCAGACAGTAGCTAATCGTATTGATGAATACCAGGCGAAACTTGATGAATTAATGGAAAAGCAAACGCAGTTGGCAGAGGATTACAATATCGCGACAACTGCTGCGCAAGACTTAGAAGATGAATCCACAGCAGAACTAGAAGAACAAATCAGATCTGTTGATGAAATCAACACTAAGGTCCGTGCTAATCAAGAACGGCAACGTGCATTACAAGAAGCAGCAGATTTCAGTCAAGAATATGAAGAACTTACGGAAACTATTAAAGATATTCGTGAGCGCAAAAATAAGCTTCTTGAATCTGTTGACATGCCTCTACCTGGTCTATCCATTCAAGATGGTGTCCTCATCTACAATGATCGCCAATGGGACTGCATGAGTGGTGCTGAACAACTTAAAGTAGCCACTGCTATTGTGCGAGCTCTTAATCCTAAATGCGGATTTGTTCTCATGGACAAAATGGAACAAATGGACGTCGATACGATGAAAGAGTTTGGAGAATGGTTAGAGCAAGAAGGCTTACAAGTAATCGCTACACGCGTTACTAATAATGAGGATGAATGCTCTATCATCATCGAAGATGGCCACATTAAAGGCGAAGAATTCAGTACAACAGGAACTGCTAAGACAAAGACTAAGGCTAAACCTAAAGCAAAGGAAGAGCCTAAAGTCGAAGCACCTGCAACAGATACTACAGTTTCAGAAGATTGGAGTGAATGGTAATGAACATTATAACTGGCAAACGCAAACGTGCTCAAAAGGTTGTCATTTATGGCGTAGAAGGTATTGGGAAAACAACTTTTGCAAGTCATTTCCCATCGCCTGTATTTATCGATACAGAAGGCAGTACGGACCACTTAGATGTGGCTCGTACTGATAAACCTACATCATGGCAAATGCTAATTTCTTATGTGAAAGAATTCGCTATGATGCCAGGGCTTTATCGCACATTAGTCATCGATACTATCGATTGGGCTGAACAGTTATGTGTCGAATATATCTGTAATAAGCACAATAAAGCAGGTATTGAAGACTTCGGATATGGTAATGGATATGTATTCGTTCGTGAAGAAATGGGCCGTTTCTTGAATCTACTTGATGAAGTGATTGATGCGGGTATGAATGTAGTCCTTACGGCACATGCTCAAATCAGAAAATTTGAACAACCTGATGAACTTGGTGCTTATGATCGCTTTGAATTAAAGCTCGGCAAGAAAACAGGTAGCCAAACATCGCCACTCATCAAAGAATGGGCCGACATGGTGCTATTTGCTAATTACAAAAATGAAATCATCACATCAACTACGAATAAGAAAAAGGCGGTAAATGGCAAGCGGTTGATGTATGCCACACACAATCCTGCATGGGATGCCAAAAATCGCCATGGATTACCTGATGTGATGCCATTTGAATACAGCCAAATTGCTCACGTCATTCCAGAAGATGTATTGCCAACTCTTGCAGCTGAAGAAGTGCTAAAAGAAGACACTAATAAGTATCCTCCAGAGGTAACGGAAGCAGCAAAAGAACAAGTTGGAGCAATTCAAGAAAAGCCAAAAGCTAAAGCAAAAGCAGTAAAAGAAGAACTTGATACACCATTAGTTGAAACGCCTATCCCTAAACCATTAAAAGATTTAATGGTAAAAGATGGTATTACACTGGATCAAGTACAGTCTGTTGTAGTAGCTCGTGGCAAATATCCAGCTGGTACTCCTTTTGAAAATTATGATCCTGCATTCGTGAATGGTTGGATTATTCCAATGTGGGACAAAATTGTTGAATTTATTAATAAATAAGAAACGAGGTAACAAATTATGAGCAGTGCATTCGAACAATTAGGAACAGAAGCATTAGGATTCAATTCTGAAGTAGTAGCAGAGGTTAAGGAGTTCACACTCCTTCCTCCTGGTAAATATCCTTTCACTATCACTAATGTTGAAAAGGGTTATACCGATGTAGCAACTGCTAAAATTCCGGCCAATACACCAAAAGCAGTCGTAACATTAGAAGCCGACGGTGGTGATTTAGGGAAGAATAAAGTCACTGAAAGATTGTACTGGATTCCCTCCATGATGTGGAAAGTATCCAATATCTTCATCGCAACTGGTTTAGCTAAACCAAATGAAAAGTTTATGGCTAACCCTGATCTATTAATTGGTAAAACAGGTGCCCTTGAACTT